CCAATATCCCCCATAAAGTTCTCTATTGGAAAGTCTTCCGTGTACATGATGTAATATTTTATCGTCTCCGAGAAAAACTGCTGCATGGTTTGGTACAGGTGAAACTAATTTTATTAAAAAGACATCGTGTTTTCTAATATCATTTTCATCAAGTATCTTTACAAAACCCTGCTTTTCATAGTTTTCTAAATATCGGTTCTCTCCTTTATCCCACCAGCCATCTTGACCACTGTCACAAATAAAATCGATATTTAGCTCTTTTTTATAATAATCTCTAACTAAAGTACAGCAGTCTAAAACTCCATAACTGAACTGCCTTCCAACTATTGGTGCTTCATACCCTGAAGGCTCCCAACTGTATAATCTATTGCCTGGCCAACTTAAAATATGCCAAGGCTTGTTTGAGGTTTCACAAGCAACTTTATCTGCTTCTGAAGGCTCACATCCTTCATTAGGGTGCGAGTGACAAATACCTAATATAGTTCCTGTATCCTCTGCATCTGCATAAGATACGGGGTCTATAATAAAGTGCTCTTCTGCTAATTCTGCTATATTATTAGCAGGAAAGTACCTTTCCTTTTTTCCTACTCCTAAAATGAACCCGCAGGCTTCTTTAGGGTATTCGCTTTCTGTGTGTTTTCTAAAATCTTCTAATGTCTTCTCATTCATCCCATATTGATTCCAGCTCCTGGGAATCCTCCGAAAGGGCTCTCTACAGATTCAGGGAATCTTAGTTCGCAAGCCGTAAAAGTTTTAGCACATACATCATTAGCAGCACTAGTACTGTTATTATTTATGTCCCAATAACTAGAGCCAGAATACCCGCACTCAGTGCCTTTATAAAGCCAAGGACATGAGTTAGCAACTACTGTTCTTGAGGGTAATTTAACCCCGTGGATGTCATGTGCCGCTGTTAATTCAAACTGTAGATGGGTGTTAGTTTCAACCGCTTTTCTATCTATATACCAAATCTCTTCAGCGAAATGTGCAGTATCGTCTGCAATCGCATTAGCGTACCAAATACCAGGACCTGATGCAGCTTCACAAGTAGTTTGTGTATACACAGTCCAAGTACCTGCAGATCCATTCTTATTTGCATCTAAACAGTCTGCCTTACTAAGACTGGGATCAGACCCTGACTCTCCAGTACAAACTCCCGCTACAGGGTAGCCGCTTGTATAACAGTAAGAATCTAAATACTTTGCGAAGGTCTTTTTTCGTGTAACCTTTGCTCCGATTAAATCATCATACGCAGTTACAACCCCCGAAATAATAGAACTAATATTAGCAACTGTTAAAGTAGGTCTAGGAATAGATCCTTTTCCAGAGAACTCGAAACCTTCTGCTTCAATAGGAAACGCGGCATACTTATTACCTTGCCATACAATTTCCTGCATATTCTCATTCTGCCCCGAGTGCCAACGGAGCACAGGCTCCGAGTCTGGGGCTGTGCCTGTAGTCAGGTCTAGCTCAAATAATTCAATAACTGCTCCGGGTTCAAAGCCGTGAACATCTGCTGTAATTTTATCACTCATGGTTCAAATACCTTTGTAAATGTTGCGGTTATAGTTCTGTATCCTGATATATTTTCCTGTACCGACCATTTATCACACGTATACTTTTTATATGGATAAATAGTATAAGATTCGCCACTAGACAGTATATCTGTAGATAATGATAGTTGAGTAGCACTATCTACAGCAGTTACAGTCGCAGTATTGGCAGGACTAGCAGAGTCAGTAACAGTAGTATTTAAATATCTATTAGTAAAATACTGTGTAGTATCTACCAATTTTTTAGTAGATGCACTAGTAGTAGTACTAGCAATATTATACCCTGTAGGATACCAGTCAAAGGCAGTTACCCCGCCCTGATCTTCTAAGAACTTAACTATTTTATTGGTATCAGCCGTAGTACGGTTCTTCCAAGTTAAATTCCAAGTTTCGGGCAAGTTATTAATCCCTGCCGCTACACGCTGTTCGTAGCCATCTCCGTAATTGGCTTTGAGGACCCTTGGCTGCTGATCAGCCTTCAGTCCTCTGTCTGGGTTAATATTTACTTCTGTATTAAAATTTGCCATAATTAATAACTACTTAATAGTCCTCCAGGTCGTTGCTGTTCTACTAGTTCCGCTTGTACTGCCTGAGAAACCATGTAACCAAGCTGTTTAGCTTTATCTCCGTCCATTCCAGAATCTGTATTAGATTGAGCATTACCATCACTATCAACAGTAACATTAACAGTAACATTATTCTCAGTATTTCCGCCCGTAGACCCCATTACTGGAATAGACCTACCATCAGGTAGTGGAACTATAGCTTCATTATGTTTGCCTTCCCCAACTAAACCTAGAGTAGGCTGTTTAACTACTCCACCATTTGCGAAAGCTCTAAAGCCGCCTTTCCATACTGCTCCATTTGCTGCCGATAAGCCAAACATTGAACCAATCGCTGAGCTCATTAAGTTAGACCCTACTGTAGCCAATGAATTGGTGATCAGAGATCTAGCATTCATATTATCGTTCATAATTTGAGTATGAAGATTAGAAGCCATAGACTGTCTTAAATCTTTACTCATTTTATCTACTGTAGCGTCCCCCTTAGGGTTAGCTATAGGTACAGGCTGGCCAGGTGTTACAATTGGGTCGGTCTTTATATCATTAGGGTTAACCACCTCAACTTTAGTAGATCCTCCCTGTCCATTACCCGCGTTAATAGCCGCATTAGCTACTGCGATTTTGGTTTCGTAAGGTAGGTCATTTAAAACTATTTGCTCCAATTTCTGCCCTGTAACACTATCTGCGTCCACAGAGTAAGGATTAGTATTCTCAAACTTTTGAGGAACTTTCATCTTGTCTATAGAACCTGTAGGGTCTGTAATACCTAAGGCCTCGTTGATCTTCTCCCCTATTCTTAAACCCATGTTCCAGAACATTTCTAAAACATTACCCTCTTGCAGCTCTGAAGCTGTAGGGCCAAAAGTGCCCAAAGGGTAGTTAGGGTCTACGACTTCCGGTTTTTTGTAAGGTTTGGCCATTGGGTCTACGGTCAAGTCGCTCGGCATTAGTCCCATTAGTACTACACTGAGTTTTTCAACTGCCGGTAGTAGCTTACTAGCTATAGATGAGCTAGTTACCGCAGAATTTGTAGGGATTCCAGGCCCTGTAAATGGTAGTCTCTGCTGTACTCCTATATTTTTAGCCCCGTACTTTTTAAAGTCCAAGTTTATACCCCTAGCCTGCGCTCTTGCAAAGGAATCCATATGCTGAATTCCTGGAAGCGTTCTATTGTATCCTTGAGAGGGGCTAGAAGCATTAGGGTGCCATAGCTTAAATTTATCCTTATTAACCCCCCACTTGAAGTCCCCTATATCTTTAAGAAATTTCTGATTCTCAGTGTACTTTTTAATATTCTTCTTGCTAATTATATCCTTAATGATCTTATCATTTATGGGGTCACCTGAGGAGCCTGCCGTAGCTACAGACATAGATTTGAACATCTCTTCTGTAAGTTTTACTGGAGTTAGTAATATTTCTTCTAACCTGGCCTTGCCCTCACTTAAAATCTCTGTGAATGTGCCTCTATTATTAGGAACTACATGCTCTTGAAACCCTCCGGTCTCTGTGAATGTGCCTCTATTATTAGGAACTACATGCTCTTGAGTACTTGGAACATTCTTACCGTCTACAATTTTCACTCGTAGACCTGCACCTTGTGCCATCTTAGCAAGGCTATTCATATCCTTACCTAACTGCACAGAAGGGTCTTCTGCCCCAAAGATTGCATCTTTTAAAAGTCCATCATCGAAAAAACTTGCTACAAAACCTTTACGGCCTGTAAGTTGTTCATTTACTACATTCGTTATTAACCCGCCTGCAGAATCTGCCATAGACTGAGCAATAATCTGTCTCCAGTCTTGATCGTCCTCCTGGCCCATAATAGCTGCTGATACTGCGTCTCCAATACCGGAAGATATAGTAGTAGCTACATCCGTATATGCGCTAGCTATAGCCTCAAATGCTGCTAAAGCCTCGTCTCGTTTAGCTTCGAATAGTTCGAAACTTAATTTAGAGTACGCAAGCATTATCTCATCTTGAAGCAACTCTTGCTTCTTCAAGTCTAGTCCTTCTTTTGCGTAGTCTCTTTCAAGTTTTGCAACAGTCTGGCGCAGACCTAGCATTGTAGAAGATTCCTTCCAATTCTCTGCTTGTAGTTTTAAGTTTACTTTTTCTTCCGCAATAGCTTTTCTACGAGTATTAATATTCTGTAGTTTAGCAATTTTTCTTTCTAATTTAAAACGCTCTTTAGCACTCTTAAGAATTTTAGCGTGAGACGCCTGCATCTTTTTAGCAGCGAGTTGTGCGAATTCCTCAGTGTGTCCTTGTGCCTTCAAGGACTCTACTTTAGCACCTCTTTCTCTCTTTAACTGATCCTTCAGCTTCTCCATTTTAGCGAATACAGAGTTATTCTCTGCCCCCGACCAAGTAACCGCAAAGTCAGAGAAAGCTTTAGCCCCTGCTTGCTCTTCCTTAAATTCGTTTGCACGCATAGTACTTTGAAACTTACCCATTGTAGAGTTTAATTTTGCGTACGCTGCAATAGCTCTATTAGCTTCGTCTGTACCAGCCCCTAAATGAGCGTTGAATATAT